TTCCTTCTTGCCACATGAGATCCATTCTTGTCAACTTCCAGACCGAACGTAACTGCTATCACTGCTAGCACTTATGGTGCGGAAGACCGGTTGCGCCCCACGCGAATTCGCTCAGGGCGAAACGAAGACGGGGATTCTGACGGTCGCCAAGGTCAAGTCCGATGTGGCTGTCCGAACGATTTTCGATTCGCTGGTGAATGAGGGACTCCTGATTCCGTGCAAGGTCACAAAAGGCGCGGCGGGATATGACGGATTCCGACTTGCAACCCATGAGGCGTTAGCGGTACTCGTTTTCGTGATTCAGATACGGGGGGTCCAGATACAAAAGGCAGTCGGGGTCACGGTACACCCGCTCGATGGCGACCAAGGCATCCTCGTGGAGCAACTGGACCCCTCGCAGCCGATTGGCGGCCGGCAATATCCGGCGGAACCAGTCGGCCCAGACTTCGGGCTTGGGCTTGTGCGGGGCGGGGCACTTGTCTAGCGACCACGTGGAGGAATTGCCATTCCCGCAGTAGAACTGCGCCCCTTGGGCCATCAGCAGCACAGCCTGGTCGATGTCGCCCACAGGCTGCTCCCGCCAGTTGGCGGCCGTGTATGGCGTCGCCCAAAGCAAGGCTGCCAGTTGTTCCGGCTGCGACTTGAGCGCCCGCCACATGGCGACGATCTGCTCGTCCAGATCGTTGATGATCTCGACGAACGAACGGGGCTTGGCGAGGAGCACGGCGGCCGACCCGCATAGTGGTTCCATGTAAACCCTGTGCTCGGGGAAGTGCGAGACGATCCACTTCGCTAGGCTGCTTTTGCCGCCATACTGGCGGTAGGTAATCTTGGGAGTGGCGATCATACTGGCAGCCTTGGCGGCGTTGGCTCACTTTTCGGAGACATTGGCAGTCGATACGTCACAAGTTCGGGCAGCGTCGGCCGCGGCGCAGTTGGCGGTTCCAAGGCCAACGGCACCTTGCTGCGGAACTGTTCGGCGTCAAATGACGGGATTGCACTCGCATATTCAGCTTGGCTCGCCATCCCTTTCGGCAGCCAACGGGTCATATTGCACGCCTCGGCCCATAAATCCTCCGCGTTGTCTGGGATGCTGATTCGTGTCCCGAGTTGGATTGACGGGTGACTTCCTAGCAGCACCCACGGACCTTTCCACCCCGACTTCTCAATCTTGGCGACGTGCTCCATCAATTCGTTGAGCGTGCCGCACGCTTTGACTTCCGCCAGCAGCACGCCGTCCACGAGGAAATCCGGGATGTAGCCAGCCAGGTCCGTCCACTCGTAAAGCCACGTGCGCTTTGTCAGATCGAAGAAGACGGCCCATTTCGCCTCCGTTCGGCTGCGAAACTGGATGCCTTTGTAGACGGTTGGGATACCGTGCATCAGGGAACCTTGCGTTGACGGGACGCGACGCGACCAGCCCCACGGAGTTGCGACGTGACGTGACGCGACATGACTTGCCAAACCCCAACTTGACGAGCCGCAGTCACTCCGCTCTCTCCTTATGAGAGAGCGGAGTGACTGGCCCTCGTTGCCGAGGGCGCAGTTGCCTTGCATTGACGCGATGAAACTGACTTCACCTTGGCGCGACGGCCCCTGACATGATTTGACTGGACGGAACCAGACTGAACGGGATAAGACCCGACATGGCTAGATGCGACTGAACACAAACAGACTTGACTCGACATGGACCGACGCAACTTGACCGGACGCGACAAACCCGGACGGGACATGCCTCAGCCTGTCGAAACACGCCGCGATGCAACAAGACCTGACTGATTACGCCGCAGCCTTGTTCTCTTCGTCCTCCTGCCACTCGAAAGCGACCGGCTTGAACCGGCCGTAGTAGCCGTTGCACGCGGGCCGGAATCGGCCGATGCCGATGAACTTGCCAGCCTCGGTCAACACCTTCTCGAAGACCTCTTTGCCGATCACCGGGTCCAGAATGTAGAACGTTACCTTCCCGGACCAACTTTCGACCTTCGGGAAGCAGCGGTCCACACGGCTGCCACCGCCGCGCTTGCCGTCCGAGGGCACGAACAGCCATTCGCCCGGAACGTCGGCGGCGCTGATGTCCAGGACCATCGGGTCCGTGACCATGACGCCGGCCTCGAAGTGCTTGGTGTAGTTGGCTTTGCCCTTGCCAGGAATCTGGATTCCGAGGAACTTCGCCGCTTCGCTGAGGCAGTTCTTGAAGGACATCGGCGGGATGATGACCTTCTTGTCTTGGTTGACGTGAAGGCGCTCGCGCCAGGTCCGGGTCTCGTAGTCCTTCGGCAACTCCCGATCCTTCTTAGGCTCGGTGACGTGCTTCCCTTGGCTGTAAGGGCTGGTTGATTGCAGGGTAACGGTACAAGTCTTCATAGGTGAACCTCTGTGTGAGTGAATCTTGACGTGATGCAACTCGGCGCGACGGAACTAGCGCTGACCAGCGCCGCCCAGCCACGACAAAACTTGGCGCGGCTTACTCTATGTCATTTCGTTTCCTCCAATACCGGGCTTCACGAGGCAGGCCATCGCCGGTTGCTTCGCGGTAAATGAAGGTGATGCGCTCGCCAACTCGAAAACACTGGCCCTGAAAATGCTGCGGCATCTTCGCCCCAGGATGCTGGACGGCGTATTCGGCCATTTCCTTGGTGGCGAATTGGCGCTCGTGATCGCTCAGGCCGGCCAGTTCAAACCGCTTGCCGTTCCACTCGCAGACCAGCGCACCGATCATTCCCAGGAGGCGAGAACCGCGGGCAGTTTCTCGGCCACTGGCAAAACCGACGACGACGCATTCGGCGTCGATATAGGGCTTGTACTTCAAAATGCCTTTGTGTCGCTTGGGCGTCCACGCGGCGTTGGGATTGCGAATCACCACGCCCTCGCCACCCTGGTCCAACACACGCTGAAGGTAGATTCCCACCTGCGAGGTGGCCCCCTCGCGGATGTCGATCAGCTTTTCCTGCCGGTGCATGTAGCACGGTGCGTCCGGGCCGCAGTCGTCCAAGACCGCCCGCATGAACTTCAACTCATCGGCGAAAAAAGCTCCCGGCGGCAGGCAGCGGAAGCCGCAACGCTGCTCGTGGCCTTTGCCGAGGGCTTCCAGCCGGCGACGGACCCAGTGCTCGACGACCGCGAAGTCGATGGTGGCGACCATGTTGGCGTTCTTGATCTCGCCGGTGCTGAAGATCGCGCCCAGCGGCGGTGTGGAATAGACCGCGAAGACGATCCTGTCGAAGCGCTCGTCCGGGGTATCGCCGCCGCAGATCGAGCGGCAGAGTTGGAACTTGCCCCGCCCTGCCCAAAGCTCACCGTCCAGCGGACAAGCAGGCAGCTTATTCAGCCACCAATCCGGGGCCATGATCGGATTGCCGTAGCGGCTCCAGAGGCCCGTGGCCACGGGCTTGATCTTGGCCTTCTTCTGGCCGGTCTTGGGGTCCATGACGCTTGCCCAGGGCACTTGTTCCGTGGGCAGACCGCGGCTGATCCCGCCGTCCCAGAAGCACCGCGTCCCATCCAGCTTCTCCGAGATGAACCAGCCGGCCACGTCATGCTTGCGCGGGTCGTAGTGGTCGGCCAGTTGGAGGAATTCGCGCTTCGCCATTGGTCACACCTGTGCCAGGTCTTCCAGTTGCAGGGATTGGAACGGAAGCGTCGGATCGTCCGTGCGCCGGCCCATGCCGGGGCGCTCCGACGCCCGCCGCTCACCCCAGCGGCGCTCGATCTGGACCGGCCGGCTGTAGACCGCCATCCGCTCTCCGCAGTGCGCTGCCCAGGCGGCGCGTTCCAACCAGTCAGCAGGGATGTATTCGACGCTGTGCATACCAACGAAAGCCCCGCTCAGCGGCGATTTTGGAGTAGGAAGGAGAGATTCTTTTCATCGCGCGTTTTGGAGTTTCTGTTGGAAGCGCTCTTCCAGTGCCGTCGCCAGGCCGTAAGTGGAGCTAAGTGGCTTGCCGATGGCCTTGGCGATCTTGGCGAAGGTGTACTTCGCCTCGCGCATCGCCAGCAGGGTCCGTTCTTGCTCGCTGGTGCAACAGGAATCGAGCAAGTCACGCGCGTCCGTTTCTCCACAGGGGTCGTTCGAGAGCCGCGGACGCTCAGGCAGACAATTGATGACGCACGGAGGCTCAATAGGGTTGCCTTTGGCGCGCGCCTTTTGTTGACTGCGCGGCGGCACGTAGATCGTCGCGTCAGTGGCGAGCAGCCGCCTGATGTCGCGACGAATGGCCACCGACAGGTAGCTCGTGACCTTGGCGCAATCACTGAGACGTTTGATTTGGTTCACGGCTTTCGTCAGTCCGGTGTACCCCGCGCTTGTCATGTCGTCGCGCAGGTACGCCAGTTGCGGAGCGGAGCCGATCATCCCTTCGACAATGGAGATAACCAGCGGCAGGTTTCCGCCAATCATCCGCTGACGTGCTTCGTGGTCGCCGGCCTTTACCAATGGGAGCAAGGCTTGGTTGTCGCTGTTCGTAAGCACCAAACCGGCTCGGGTTATGTCGGCGGTCAACTCGCTGTTGTACGGATTACTCACAGGTGGGTTCTCCAATGGGGTCGATCCGCCAGGCACAGCGGGTGTGGAATTGACGGGCCTCGCACGCGATGCGCGTGTAGTCGTAGACGTGGCCCTTCGGATCGAAGATGCGGCCGTGGTCGTAGGCGACCATGTGCCGGAAGCGGAATCCCGCGCCGTCGATCACGCCGCGGCTGGCGGCGAGGATGTCGGCGAAGCGTTTCCAGTTGTTGTCGCGGTAGAGGATCGTCCGCGTTTGCTTGCCATCAGCCGATTCCAGGACGGGGAACAACTCCACGGGCGTCAGAGCCAATCCGCGCCGCAGCGCGACGTGGACTAGCTCCTGAATGTGGAAGCCCCGGCGGCAGGCCGGCTCGGGAAGATTGGGGAACGCCAGTTCGCTCCCGTCGTGGCCAAGCTCTTCCAGTAGCTCTGCCACGGGAATCTCCAAGGCCATTGCGAAGGCCAAGGGCATACACATCCACGGCTCGGGACACTGTTGCAGTTGCACGGGCGCGCACTCCCAGACAGTTGCGGGTTTTGACAGGTTGCGAGAGCGAGCTAGCCGCCGAGGGCTTCGCGGTCCAGCTCGTCCAACAAGGCGTCCACGTCAGGAACCTGACCCCAGGACGCCTTCCAGTAGTCGCGCCAATTCGGGGGCGCGAAAAGTCGGTCGTAGTTCTCTTGGTCGGCCCCGGTGAGAATCCAGATGCCGATGCCAAACGATTCCCAGACGGGCCATTTCCGTTTCTGGGCCTTGGTGAAGCTGTAGTCCTTCCCCGGCCGCTTCACGTCTACCCAGCGCTGGCCCCATTTCATGTGGGCGAGGAATAGATCGGGGATGCCTAGCTGAAAGGCGTTGCCGATCATGCGCTCGACGTGCCAGCTTCGAGCCTTGAGGTAGGCGATCAAGTCCTGCTGGATGTACCATTCCGGCCCGTGTTTCGCGCGGCGGATGCTGCCCATTACATCATCTCCGCGGCGCGGACCTTGATCGGGGCGGCACCGCCCTTCTTCTCCGCCCAGTTATCCATAGCCTCGTACCAGGTCATGCCGATCAATGGCACCTGTGGTCGGAAAGACTCGACCGTCTCGCGCACCACCTGCGTGATGCTCGGGACGATGTTCGGGTCCGCCACGGTCATCAGTTCGTCGTGGACGTTGAGGATCGCCACCTGCAAGGTCGCAATGCCCGCGGGTTGCAAGTCCCACAGCCGCCGCTGGACCCGCTTGGTGATCTGCGCGCCCGGCGACTGGATTTCGTGGTTTGCCGCCGCCCGCATGTTGGCCGCCTGCATCTGGAAGGCCGCGCCATAAAGGGCCGAGGCGACCGCACCGCCGGCCGTCTGCACCCGATCGCGCCGCACCACCTTGACCTTGCACTGTTTCCAGTGCTTCGGGATGTTGCGGGCTAGATCGAACAGCGCCTTGCAGATTTTGTTTTCCAGGGTGAAGTACCGCCGGAAGCCGAGGAAGGTGACGGCGTAGTCGGACGGGTCTTCCCAGACCACGGCCGAACCGATGCCCGCCGGCTGCTTCATCGAGCAGAAGGCGTTGAACGTCTTGGTGCGGGCCTTGAACACGCCGGGATAGTCAGTGCAGAATTTCTCGTATGCCGCCTTTGCTCGGTCGGCCGGCACGCCCAACTTTTGCACGAGGGTGTTCCAATCGCCGCCGTAGATCAGGGCGAACACGCCGCGCTTGCCCTTGTCGTACCAGTCGTTGTCGGTCCCCTGGCTGGCGACGACGGCCTCGTAGGAGAGGCCGGAAAGGGCCATGCCGAACAGGGCGTGGATCTTCTGCGGGGCTTGGCCGGTCCCTTCGCAATCGGCACACACGCCGCCGGTCTTCTTGTTCCTGCCTGTGCCCAGGCACTTGGGGCACGGCCCCTTCGTCACCAGGGCCTCCCGCAGCGCCGGGTCGTTGTAGACGGCATCAGCCAGCGTCACCTCGAAGGAGTCGAAGTCGCCGCCGCATAGGACCATGCCATCCCAGGCGAGCGGGAACATCCGCCGCACCTCCTTGGTGTGTTTGATCCCTTGCGGGTTCAAGCCGTCCGCGCCGGCCATGCGGGACGACAACGCCCCGATGACCACGAAACTGGCGTGGAACTTGCCGGCCACGAGCAGCTTTTCGTAAAGTTCCACCTCCTTGGTGGCAAACTTGACGTTCAAGACGGCCTTGGCGCGAACGGCCGCGGGGTGTTTGCCTGGCTTCAAGAGTCCTATGCCGCCGCAGCGGGGACAATTCGCCACGCCCTCGCACTTGCCGCATGGCTCGTCCGCCGCGATCTCCCAATCCAGGACGGCCTCCAGGTTCGACTTCTTGGTGCTCTCTTCGAGGACCACGGCCTCCATGTCGTCCATCGCGGCCGTGACGTAGGCCCGCACCTCGGCCGGCTTGTTGACGTTCACCGGGCTGCCGGCTACCACGGCCTGCGCCTTGGCCAGCAGGTCTTCCACGCCAGGCCGGTCGATCTGAAACCCCCGCCACCGGACCACAGACACCATGCAGGCCAGTGTCGAATCGTCATCCCCCGGCTCGGGGGAGCCGAAGTGCTTGTCGAGGGCGCGCGTATAAATAATGTCATCGTTGGCGTACTCCCTCGCGTCGGCGCGGGTGGCCCAGTGCTCGATGTGTTTGCGGATCACTCCCGGCCAGGCGTACTTTGTGACCTTCCTGCCCCCCTCTTGGTCATCTTCGATGGCCCAGCCCCGCTCGGGGCACGATACGGCCAGGGCCGTTGGCGCGAAGCCTAGTTCATAGGGCCGCCAAGCCGGCAGCGGCTCGACATCCTGGTAGTGGAACTTGGGCTTGTACCCGAGGGCGTGTTCGGCCAGGAACTTTAGCCCACCCGCGGGATGGAACTTCAAGACGACATCCTTGAACTCGGCGTCGATGTCGCCCCATTTGTCCTTGCGGTCGAACACCTGCCAGCGAGGCGCGCCCTGGTCCGCCGACTTGGCGAAGTAGATGTTGTCCAGGTGGACGCGGTGCTCCAACTCGTCCGCCAAGGCGTAGGCTAACGCGGTCGGCACCCGCTTGATGCGAATGTCGTCCCGTGCCATCAGGCTTTGGAAGGGGCCTTTGCGCGCATGGAGCATGAGATCGAGGGCGGCGGCCGGCTTGACGCACGGCCCATCCTGCCCCAGCGGCTCCAGCATGGCGATTTCGCCGATGTGCTCTTCGGGAATCCAATCCGGGTTGCAGAGGCGGAAGACGGTGTAGACTTTGCAGATGTGGAACCAGTCGAACGACAGGTTGAAACCGACGACCGTGTGCCGGCATATCCACTCGATGAGCGCCAGCGTCTCGCGGATCGGCCGCCGCCAGACCTCGTACAGGACGATAGGCCCGTCTTCCACCGCGTACTGCAACAGCACCATCATGCTGTGCAGCCCGCAGGTTTCCGTATCGAGGTAGAGTTTCGGCGGGAACTCAGGCATCATTCTCCTTCCCATTCCACTCAACAGGCCGTTCGAGTGCGGCCCAGAGCCAACTCGACTCCAAGGTGGAGTCCGGTTCCGCCGGCGCACAGTGACAGAATGTTGATGGAACGATCCACATGGAGCGTCTTCAATTCCGGTACGGCAGGAAGGGGCAGCAGGCGTAGGCGTCCGGGTATTCGCCCAAGGCGAACAGCGTCGTGGCGGCCGTGGCCGCCGCATGGGCGGCATTGTCGGCCTGCATCCTCGCTTTGGCGTCGTCCGGGCCGCCTTCGCAGGCCCACTCGCAGTCGCAGACGACTTCCAGCGCCAGGGCGTAGTCTTTCCATGCCTCGCGGCGGCGGTCCAGGGCCTCACACCTGCGGCGCAGGTGAAGGAGGCATAGGGCGGCATAGCCCACCACGATCAGAAGCACGACGGTTACGATCATGCTGTCAAGCTCCGAGGGATTAGAACACGTCGTAGGACCAGTGTGAGCCGTCAGGGCGGGTGCCGCGCACGCGGGCCGACGCAATCGGCTGGGTCTGAAGTTGTCCGTTGCTGAATCGCAGGATCATCGCCCAGCCCTGCTGAATCACATTCAGCTTCAGGCCAGGGTGACTCCCATGAGCGCTGTGCATAAACTGCCCGACTGTGGGCTGCCGCAATGCGGGGTTCGTGGATGTGACTTCAACAATCCCGTACTCGGGGTACTGCACGACCAATTCATAAAGGTCGTTGTCGCCCTCCAAGAGCAGCGTGGTGCCTTTGGCAAGCATCTTGATGTTGATGCCGGGCGCGGCAGTCGGTTCCGCCGACTCGGGTTTTGCAAGTTCGTCGTTCATCATTGCGGGCTCCTCACACCTAAAGCCCCGTCCGTCTGTCTTTCTGGTGTGGCGGCCTCGATTTCTGTCAGTAACACTTCGTCCGAGACGTGCCCTGCGCACCATGCCCCGACGCGCGGAGCCAGACCGCCAATGCCGGCCAGCAGCATCCGCTCCACCATCTTGTTGATCTCCTCGCGGGTGCGGACCTTGGATTGCTTGTACGCCCTCTCCAGACCCGGTAGTCGGTTCCCTCGGCCGCGCTGGCGAGCCTCCACGATCTTGCCGACCGCCAACAGCCGATCTTCCGGCTTGTCGATGCCGGCCAACGTGTCCAGATTTGCGGCCGAGAGCAGGCCGGCCGCGGCCTTCTGCTGAACCTCGGGCGGCATCTTCAGGAGTCGTAGCCGGACGTGGACCCAATGCGTCGTCTGCTTTAGCTCTTGGGCGGCCTGGCGAAGCGTAACGCCGTCCGGGTACAGCCGTTCCAGAGCGCGGGCCTCCTCCCAAATGTTCAAGTCCTTCCGCTGTAGGTTCTCGACGACGTTCAGCAGTTGGGCCTGATGGTCCGTCAGATCGGAGACAACTACAGCGGGAACCTCCTTGGCCTTGAGAAACACCGTCATGGCCTTGAAGCGGCGAAACCCGGCGATCAGCCGGTAGTCGTAGCCGCGCTCGTTGGTCCACGGCTGAACGGTGACGGGATAGAGCAACCGCCCCGCCTTCACGATGCTGTCGGCCAGGTCGCTCACCGATTGCAGCGTGAACTCGCCCCGGCAGTTGAAGTCCGCATCGTAGTAGATGCGATCCACCGGTAGGGGGTACGCCGAGTATTGGGGGAGCGGCTGAAGGTCCATCAGATGGGCAACTCAATCGTGTTGGCAATCGGCTCGCCGTTCTTCCAGTCGAAGACGCCTCCCGTGCCGTCGTTGTCGATGCGGACGAAGCTGTTTACACGCTCTGCCCAGGTGCCCGTGTTGTAATGCCAGCCGCCGATGCGGCCCGGAAAGTGTGTGTGGCCGCAGACTACCACGTCGTAGCCGTTGGTTGGCTGGATGAGCAACTCGTGCAATTTGCGGTTGATCGCGGTGAAGCGGTCGGGCTCGCCGCGCAGTCGGCTCCAAAGGCTGACCAGCTTCTCCAGTCGGCCGACAACCTTGTCATTTACGGTGCGGTACTTGTCGAGCATCGGGCTGCCATTGCGGTCTTCGGCCAGCCCGGCGTAGATGGCGACGATGCGGCCGACGCCGGGCGTGTCGCCCGCGCAGTACGGGTCCGCGGCGTGACCGTGGGTGAAATGGAACCGCCGCCCTCCGATGACCTGCGAGAAGCTATCCGTCATGCGGCGAAAGAACGGGTGATTCAACCACTCGCGCTCGCCGAACAGGAAGTAACGCAGGTCGGCGTCGTGGTTCCCAAGCACGTAAATGGCCTTCATCCGGTCCAGCCGGTCCAAGAGCCACACCCGCTTCGTCAAGACCTTGCTGATATTGCTCTGCCACAACTCGAAGAGGTCGCCGCAGATCACCAGCCGGCCGCAGACTGCCTCCACCATATCCAGGAAGGACATCAATTCTGCTTCGTGCGTGCCATAGGCGAAGCTGTCGCGGCACCCGCCATCGCCCATGTGTAGGTCGCTAATCGCGTAGAGCGGACCCGCAGGCCGGGTGGGTGCAGGCTGTGTCCAGGCAGACTCCCTGACCGTCACGTCTTGCGGGTGCCGGTCTAGGTCCGGCCGTTCGCAGGCGCTTGCCTGCAAGGTGCTCTCGACCACTTCCAAGTCGCTGTCAGCATCCCAATCCTCGGGTTGCACGGGCGCGGGCGGGTAAGGCAACACGGCTACTTTCCTTTCGAGGGAAGCGTCCCTAACTCGGGACAGGTTGATTGACACGAACGGATTACCTTGTCGGCCTCGGCCTCCAGTGCGCGCAGCACCCTGAGCGAGTCGTCCACAGCCGCGAGCAGGCAATCCACATACACGTCCGTGGCCTGGTAGCACCGGCCAAGCCACATCTTCCAGACGGCGAAGTGCAACAGGCCCCTCTCGTCCAGATAGAACGTCCGATAAGTGCAAGGGAACAATTGCCAGAAATACCTGTACAAGTTCTCAAACACTGTCGTCTCCAATGCAGTAGTGATTCACGAGCAGGTCCATGACCTGATACAACGTCAGCCCGTGGGCGTAGATCAGCGTGTCGCCGTACCGCATGAGCAATTCGTAGCGGATCGTTTCCCCAGTCTGTGTCCGCACGTCGCGGAATCGCTGGTCGCCGTTGGCAACCCGCTCCTGCGCATCAAGACATCCTCCGAAGAAAGCTGCTCTCATGGCACCTTGAAAGGGTCGTAGGTGAAGTCGAAGATCGACGTGCCGTGCTTCCGCAGGTCCGGTTCGGCCTCGATGATGACTCGGGCCACCATGCCGCCCGCAGGTTTACGGCCGAGCACGGAGTACGTCTTGACCGCCTCGGGGTGCTGGCCCTTGCGCAAGCGTATGAGGTTGAGTTTCAGCCTCGTCTCAGGCATTCGACGATGCCTTCCACGTCGAAGTGCAACTCATCTCCCGTCGCCAGAACGATGTTCCCCGGCGGGAACACGACCCGCGCCATGCCGTCTTCGCCATGTTGGATCACCTTGTCCGTGACTTCGATCCGGGCGATGCACTCGCCATCGCGCCAATGCTCGATGATCCGGCGGCCAACCCGCTTAGGCATCGGGAGCCTCCTTCGCGTTAGGCACGCTACTTACGACGGCCCTTCCTGCTGGCCGGCTTGCCACCGGGACGGTTCTGCATCATGGCGGCAATGTCGGCGGGCGATTGCGAAAGCATATCTCCCATCCGCGTCATTCCGCTGTCTTTCGTCGGCACGGCCGTGGGCGGCGGAGCCGATGCTACCTTGCGGCCGGTGGGCTTCCGCGCCCTGGCCGCGACGTTGAGCGCGGGCGGCGTGTGCCCTTCGCCCTCGCCGTATCGCATCATGCCGCTGCTCTGCAAACGCCCGATGATCGGTGGCGGGGCAACCGGGCCAATCGGTGTCCCGGCCGGTCGGCCTGTTGTCTTTCTCTTGGCCACGTCAGTTGCCCTCCTTCACCACGGCTCGTCCCGGAAGCGACGGGAACTCCCGGTCGTCACCCGCGTCCTCGGTCGGCTCGCCGGTTGGCAGGTAGGGCACCAAGCGGGCGGGCAGATCGTCCTGGTAGCCCTGCTGCGTGGACCGCAGGGCCTCCAGCCGGTCGCCCAGGCTGCTCGTGGTGACGGCGGGTACGAAGGGCTTTTCGGGGGTGGACATGGGTTGGTCTCCTTTTAACAGTCAGGATTTCAGCGGTCCCACGTCGCGGCCACCGTCGATCCGATAGCGCTTGGGACCGTCTTTCTCGTTCTCGTGACGCAGCTTGACGTTCATTCTCCAAGTGATGCCATGCTTGGCGTTGACGCCGTGAATCCATTGGGCCGGCTCGCGGTAGCCGGACAGGGCGTTGTAGGCGAACGGATCGGTGCCGACCCACGAGCCGTTGACCAGCAGTTCGCCGTCCACGTCCGACAGCGTGCTCGCGGCATGGTGATGGCCGACAACAAAGTACCGGCAGCGTTGGGCACCGGCCGCTGCGCCCAGGGCGATCAGGCCCTTTTGCCGCCGGGTCATTCCATACCACGGAATTCCCAGGTTGGAGCGCACGTCGTCGCCGTGAGAAATGTTGAAGCCGACGCCATTGATGTTTAGATTGGCGCTCCAGGCATCGGGAATCGTGAAGTGGACGTTGCCCAGGTCGCGGGAGTGCAGTCGGGCCACCTCGCCGACGAGATAATCCCAGTTGTCGTGCGCGCCGAGGTAATCTTTCTTCGGCGTCCGCCGGCCGTGGTTGCCCGCAAGGTACAGAACGTTCACCTGCTCGAAGTGAGCGGCCAGGTCGCGGTACATCAAGGCGTGCAACTGACCGATGGCCAGGCAATTCTTGAATTGGTTGCGGTAATATGACCGCTCGCACGCGCGGTGAATCTCGCCGCTGGTGTAGTCGCCGTAGGCCAAGACCCAAAGGACCGGAAACGTGAACCTCGGGGCCAGCGTGTCGTGGCACCATTCGACCACCGTGTCCACGTAGCGTTCGGCGCGGCAGCACGAGATAGGGAAGTTGTAGACCTCCAGGCCGCCGACCTCCTCGGGCCGCACAACCTGATCGTGGTGCCCATCGCTCAGGTGCAAGACGACGTGCTCGGTAATCTCCGCCTTGCGGCGGAAGTCCACGGCTTGCGGTAGCGCCGCAAAGGGCTTGATCCGCTGTTCCATCTCAGCGGTGATGGCCTTGAACAAGCCGGCGATCTTCGCCCCGGCCTTGACCTTCTGCCGTTCGCGGTTCCTCTCTTCGGTCAGGTGAACGATCTCCGCTTCCAACTCCAAGACCTTCGTGTCGGTCGGATCGTAGTCGGGGATGTCTTTGTGCTGGCCGCCGGCCCGCTTGGGCGCGGGTGGCTCGCCGCCCGGCCACGGCACATCTTTGTGGACCCGACCCGTGGCGATGTCCGACACGATGCTGCGGCTCACCTTGAACCGCTTGGCGATCTCGGGCTGCGTCACGCCATCGACGATGGCGTTTTTGATCTTCACGACCTTCTTCTTGGTCAACTTCATGGTGTCTCCGTATCGCCCTCGCCGGTTCTTGTGTAAGAGAGGCCGGATGACGGTGCCCCATCGTCACCCGGCTCATGCTGTCGGTCGCAGGAGGGGCAGGGAAAGGCGGCCGGACTAGCCTGCGCAGACCGAGCGAGCGAACTTCTCGACCCACTGAATGGCGTCGTTGAAGTCGAAGGGTGGCTTGAAGCAAGGGGCACCCATATCGGGATCAACGCCAGTGGGATGGCTCCCAGGGGCAACCCCCGCGTCTTCCACGGGCATGGCGCCGATCTCTTTCAGCGTTGGCATCTCGGCGTTGGGGTCGATGGCCCATTCGATCTTGCTGGCTTTCGCCCACTCGTGGATGCGCCGCACGGGAACGATGAAGTTGAAGCCTTGCAGCTTCATCACGCCCTGCGTGAGCATCCCGATATAGACGCCATCAGCCTTGAGGTACATGCCGCCACCGGAGGAGCCGGGAAAGGCGACCGCCGTTACCTGGTCGAACACCTTGACGTTGGCACCCTTCATCGGCAGCGTGCGGCCCGTCTGGCTGAGCACGCCCGTCGTGTAGCTGTTGGCTCCGAACTGGCCCAAGAGACTGCCGCAGTGCGCCAATTCGACACCGATGGGCGGGATGTAGCTGGCCTCAAGGTGGAACTTCGTGCTCGTGCTGAGGGGATAGGCGTTCTTGCAGCGAACCATCAGCAGGGCCAAGTCTTCGCCGTAGTCCGCATCGCTGACCTTGATGATCTTGCAGTCGAACTTCACCTCGCCCACCCGGCGGCCATTCTGCTGCCGTTCCTGGACGATTTCAGCGTCACGGTATTCGACCAGAACTTTCGAGGTTCCGGCGGCGGTAATCACGGTGCGCGTGGTGCGCAGGCCGTCAACGACGTGGGCGGCAGTCCAAACAAAGGTGATGGTTTGCTCGCCAACTTTGCGGGTCACGAGATTGCCGGAACCCTGGGCATTGCCGGCCTTGATGGTGACGCTCACGCTCTGCAAATCGTCGGGGACGTTGGCGACCGCGGGGGCGGCGGCCAGCGCGATCAGGGTCAGGACCAACAGCACGTACTTCATCGTTGCGGACTCCAAGGTGATTGATAGATGTTCCGAGATCGGTGTTCAGCAGCCAAGGTCGGTGACGAGCCGGCCTATTCGTCCAGCACCTCCACTTCCACCATGCTCTCGTACTCCGGCTCGAAATAGTGCAGCAAGCGCTCGATGATGCAGTCCCGGAGGATTTCGCCGTTGATGACGGGGCACACGACGGAAAGCTGCAACACGGCGTCCGCACCGGGACCAAACGGCTCCGTCTCGTCCCACACGACCTCCAATCCATAAAAAACGCCGCGCGTCAGGCGGTCGCGGACGGCCCCTGGGGTCGGAGATCGCTTCCAGCAACCTTCGCTCAGCGTGATGTTGAAGCGAGTTCCGTTCACGGTGCGACCTCCTCGACGTGTACCTCGCCCTCGTGGGCGGCATCGGTCCAATCCACGCCTTGGAGGACTTCACCCATCGTCATTAGTTCCAGCCGGCGGTTGGCGCGAATCACGTCCAACACGCGCTCGTCGCTTGGCAGATGGATCAGGTCCACGATGGTGCATCCCAGGTTCTCATCCATGCCCTTGCGATGGATGCGGTCTTCCGACTGAACCCGGTACTCGGGCTTCCACGAGTTGGACCAGTACACCGCCATGCGGGCTTCCACCAAGGTCAGCGACATGCCGCCCGACTCCGGGTTGGCCACAAAGGCGACCTTGCCGTGGTCCATGTTGGCCCAGTAATCCAGCGGCTCTTCGCCCGCGACCACGACGCCCTCCGGGCTGTCGCTCTTGGCGGCGAAGACTTGGAAGTTGCCTTGGTCGCACCGCACAACGTCCCACTTGTCCTTGAGGCACAGCCTGACGATGCGATCCACGGAGCCGGTGAACCCGGCGAATACGACGATGCGCCCGGTCTCTTCGTTCTCGTCCAGGAGCATCTTCAGAGCGGCGTCCTTCGGGCAGGGAAGTTCGCGGGCCACGCGAACGACCTTGGGGACTTCTTTCTCGCCGCCGCAGACAGGGCATGTCACGGTTTGCTTGACAAGCCGGGCAACCACTTCGGGCGGCAACATGCTGATGTTCTGATAGACCCGCTCTGGATCATCCGGGTCGGACCATTCGCTCACGGTGCCGTCCGCGCAATGCGTGCAACGAGTCATTCCGTCCTGCCGCTCGCGGTACTGGAACCCGTCGCTCAATTCACGCAAGAGCGTCATGCCGGTGACCGCATTGGGCGCGGCGTTGGCAATCGCCTGGGCCGCCCGCAGGGTGCTTGGACTCGGCTTGCAAACGACCTTGCGGTAGCGCTTCTCGGGCAGGCTGAGGCAATCCTTCTTGTGCTTGATGACCACCAGCCCCTTGAGCCGTTCGTTGAGGTAAACCACCTCGTTCTTGCTCGGCGTGAAGGCGTGGAACTCGTCGGGGTCCGCGCATTCGTCGTGCGGCCCCTCGGCGCAGGTCTCGCCGCACTGGGCGCACTTCCGCTCGTCGTCTTTCCAGCCGATCCGCTTCTTGAACGGATGGCCGTCGTATTGCTGCTGGACCATGAAGGCCAGCCGCTCTTCCATTGCTCGGGGAGTGCCCTCTTTCAGGAAGCCCGGCCAGGCGATCTCGCACTGGCTCCACCAATCCACCGGCGTCTTGGGCGACGGCGTGCCCGACATCTCGATCACGTAGCCGTCAAAGCCGTACTTGTCGCGGATCAAATCGGCGAGCTTCTGGCAGGCTTTCGAGCGTTGCGAGGTGTGGTTCTTGCAGCGACTCGATTCGTCGGCGATGAAGCCGCGCGGCAAGGTCTGCTCGCCGCTCCACTCGTCGATTACGCGGACCAGCCCCTCGTAGGTGAAGAACTCCACCTGAATGCGGTCGAAGGGAAACCCCCACAGCTTCAACTCGCGTTTGATGTTCGGCAAACTGGTCTTCGGCCCGGCCCACCACCACAGGTCCGCGCCGGCCATCTCCATGACCATCTGGGCGGCCAGCGTCTTGCCCGTGCCCATTTCAGCCCCGAAAATCTGGTAGTGGTACGTCAGGCCCGCGTCCGCCATGTCGGCCTGGTGCGGCATGAACGTCTGCGGCACGCCGCCGCGCGTCAGCGGCCGGTACTCGTGCCGCACCAATGGCCGGTCGAACCAGGCGTAGACATCCTCGCCGCACAGGAAGCCAAGCTGAAAACGGTTGCGCTGGCAGTCGTCAACGGACCAGATTTTGCGAGGCTCTTCCTCGTCGTAGCCGTGCCAGCGCGAGCCGGTCATCGCCTTGATCTCGTCCTTGAGCGAGTAAGGCGATTTGAGGAAGTAGATGCGGCCGTCCGCGTACTCCAGCGTGGCGGACACGCGATTGAGCGTGCCGCTGGACGTGCGGGTGGTCATTTTGATTTCTTCGATGGACATGCGATTCCCGCAAGATCGTTTACATGCTCTTGGAAGGTCGTCGTGTGTTCACGGCACTCACAACGAAAGCCCCGGCGCGCGTCCGTTTTAGGGCGCTCGGCCACACATTCGCGCCTTGGCGATTTCGCAATGGTGGGCGTCCAATTCGATGCCGATGCACGGGCGTCCCAAGTTCCTCGCGGCCAGGAGCGTCGTGCCGCTGCCGGCGAACGGGTCCAGAATCACGCCACCGTTCGGGGTCGAAAGCAGCGTCAACAGATATTCCATGAGCGCCAGGGGCTTGACCGTGGCATGGTCGTTGCCTGGCCCGCGCTCCTTCCGCGTCGCTTTAGCGCAGTAGAAGAACCGACTTGCACCGCCGCTGTCCCCGTAGCTCACCTGAACGTCGCCCGCCTTGCCGATGCCGCCGTGATACCCGTCGCCGGACTTCGTGCGGATGCAGTTCGTCCCGCTGGTGAGGGTGCCGGTCTGTATGTCGAGAACGCTGGCGGCATCCTCGTCGAGCAAGAGATTTGCCGGCCATCGCCCGCATTCTGAGCCGCCCACGGGCGAGCGCTTCGTGCTGGCCCAGCCGGCATCCGTCAGGCTATCCCGGCGCGTCCGCACCGTGCTCTCGGTGCCAATGCGGCAGGCGTCGATATTCATGCCGGCCACGCCCCAGGCGAGGGCGTTGTGGGCAATCGTGCCGCAGAGCGGCTTCATCGCCAGGACGATGGGTTCCCAGGCCGGCTTTAGCGCCATCGCCCAACCGGTCCATAGGGCGGCGTCCGGGGTTGCCGGGGCGGTGATTTGCGCGGCCCGCAGTCGGGCATCGGTGCCGGGGGCATGGAGTCCGTCGCCCCCGCCGTAGCATCCGTTTCCCCTGCCCTCATGCAAGTGGTAGCCGGGGCGGTCCAACTTATCGCCGACGACTTGACGTTCCGCCCCCTTCGACTTGTCGATCAGCTTGCCGATGTCGCCGCACTTGGGCATCCCCTGGCCATAGAGCCACATCAAACAGTCCCGAATCTCCCAGCCGGCATCTTCGATTGCGCTGATGAGGCGGTGATAGGTCCGCGTGCCGCCAAAGGCCAGCATGAGCGCGCCGGGCTTGCACACGCGGGCGACGGCCCGCCAATACTCGGGTCCGGGAACCTCATGGTCCCAACCCTTCTCCATGAACGAAATCCCGTAGGGCGGGTCGGTACATACGTAGTCCACTGACGCCTCGGGCAGCATCGGCAGCACCGCGCGGAGATCGCCGCAGTACAAACGGAGGTTGTCGCGTTGGCAGAACGGGTCCATAGTGGCTCTATGTCAAGATTGAAGTAGGGCGCTACCAACGAAAGCCCCGTCACGGCGCAAACTTGGAGTCATCTTCCCCGCTTGTCTTCCAAGAGCAGGAAGGTCTGGTCCGGGGCGGGGCGGGTCTGGAAATCGCCCCAGACGTTCAAGCCGGCGGCGGTGAACAAGCCGTACAGCTTGTTAAAACAGTGCCGCACCGGACATTCGGTGTTTTTCCTACAACCGGACACCACGGCATCCCGCCATTGGGCTAGCGTGCCCGTGACCACGGCGATCTGCACGCCCCGCACAGTCGTTTCCGTCACTACAAACGGCATCCCCGCGCAGCATTGGAGGATGTCGAGCATGTCCCGGTCGTCCGCCCCGATGAAGGCGCTGAACGAAACATGGGACAACAGGTGCGGCGGCAACCCGGTGCCGGCCTTCGCGTCGCGCAACGACGCGAGGCAGCTAAGGAACTTCTCCGCGTCGGACAATTCGCGCCGCGAAGCGTCGGCCGCCGCAGCCGGCGAGCGTCCCATGACCTTGTGGGTCAGGCCGATCAGCGTGCGAAAGTCCACGGATGGGACTTGAACGAGTACGGCGTCCGGGTTCATGCGTGTGTCCGTGAAATGCCCGCTTGCTGGAATCCCCGGTTAGGCCGGGCGGAGACCGAGCGGAAAAGAGGAAGAGAGCCGAGGGCGGTCGCCACCACCGCCCTCGGCGAGACTCTGACGGGGCCAGTGAAGGCAAGTCCGCCAGAGAGCAAATGGACTAGCGGGCGCGGGCCGGCTTGGTCTCTTCGACCCGCTCGACGCCGTTGTTCTTCACCGCGAGGAACTTCTGCATCTCACGGACGATCACGTCCATGCTCGGCAGCTTTGTGAAGGGCGTAGAGCACTTCACCACCACCGGAACGTGCCACGAGCCGCGTTTGTTCTCGGCCAGCTTTACCTTCAGGGTGACGGGAAGCGGGCCGTGGGGGCGCAGGTCGCTCACGTCGTTGCTGGCGGCTGCCTTTGCGTCGATGTCCGCCTGGGTGAGCGGCAAGAAGGGAAACAGCTTCTTCGCCTCGATGCGATTGGACTTGTTGCCGCAGAAGAACTCCAGGAAGCGGCCGGTGGACCGCTCGTAGACGAGAAACGACGGGCCGTACTGGCAGTGCGATTCGGGTTCGTTCGACTTGGCGGCAATCCGCTTGAACTCCGACGATTCCATGTCGTAGGAGATCACGAGCGCCTCCGAATCGGTCATGTCGATGGCCTTCGGCCGGCGGGCCAGCGGGATCAAGTCCACGCTCGTGCCCAGGTCGATGATCTCCTCGTCGCTCTCGGGGATGCCGTAATGGCCGGGCGGGATCAGGCCCTTGTTGACCGGCTTGCCCTTCGTGAAGAGTTGCAGCCGGCCGATGTAGTCGCCTCCCTTTGCCAGTTCGTTGTAGAGATCGTCGCCGCCG